GAGGACATTAAGACTCCTTTTTGAGTAAGCGCTGCAATTTTTTATTGAGCTTGTGAAGTGTGTTTATTATTTCCCTAATTTTTTTTTGGCGCAAGCGGGATCTGTATGCCCGTTGGCGTTTGGCGTTAGCAGTTTGGAGCGGGGTCATGAGCCTCCTGTGGAGTCTGGGTCGGACCGTTCGCTGTGCGAGCCAGTCCCGACCTATTAATTATAAATTCGGGGAGTGTTTTATTTTCATCTATGTTGAGAAGGAAGAGATCTAGGAGATCATTGAGTTCTGTGAGGATGTGAATGTGTAGGTCGTTTAAGTTTTCTGGATTTAGTTCGTTTAGAGCGTTTTGTGCGATTTGAAGTGAATGAGCGACCATTGGATGTGTAACCGTTTTCGCGGTTGAGTCATAGATGAGATAAAGTACCATAAATTTCCTTTGTTAATTGTGTAACGGAATTATGGTTGTTTTTTAGTAACGATGTCAAGTGAGTTAAAGTAATCGTTAGTGGCGTAGCGTATTCTAAAGGCGTCAGCTTTAGATATTTTGAGTTTAAATTTGGAGTCTAGTTGACATGCTCGAATATAGCTTTTTTCAATAGAGTGAGTTTGAGAAAATTCTTCTCTTTGAATTTTAAGATCTGAGAGATCGTAATTTTGTTTTTCATAAAGTTTTAAATAATAATTTGGTACGGGTTGAATTGTTTCATTAGAAACAACTGAGTTGTTAGATATTATTTCGTGAGCATATCGAAGAGCATATTGTTTTCCTATGCCTTCTTGAGATTGGCGCATAAATTCAGGTAATTTGTCGCCATAGTGATCTTTTGCTTTTGGTCCGTTGACCTTTTTCATTGAATACTGTGCACAGTATGCAGCTGAGTCAAAAGTAAGTTCTCCGACTGCGGTGTGGCCGAGTCCCCAGATTGAATCAAGTTCGGGGCATGACAGGGCTGTTGAGTTGTTGAGCTCGTGCATGTCGGAAGTTTTTTTTCTTCTTTTTTGTTTCTGACGAGGAGTGTTTCTTTGGCTGATTCATCGGCTCTATTTCTGAGTTTGGTCGAAAGACCGAAATCATGGCCGAAGATAAGAGCGTGATAATGAGGGCGATTATTTTGATCTCCATATTCACCTACAAGAAAATACTTAAAGGGAATCTTTAAGTTATATCTAAGTCTTCGGATAAATTCCTTAGTATCTTGAGGATTAAGTGAGTTGTTTGGTGGAGTATCTTTGTAAGTCAGAGTAATGAAAGAAGAGTTTTTCCATAGGGTGGCTTCGTGTACGCAGCGGGTAGCCCACATGCGAGCACGAGAGAGTCGGCATTCGCCGCATTGACCACAGGGTACATGGAAATAGGTATGAGCGTGACGCTGGGAGCAAATATTGCCCCCAGTGTCGCGGTACATTGGTAGAGGATAGAGACAGCTCAAAGACGGATCCCCCCTCTAGTGGGGTGTCTTGAGTTTTTGCTGTGAGGTGCAGCATGTCTAGAAAATGAATTTCTACGTTCTGTTTTGCGATAAGCCATTTTTTATCCTTTTTTTTGTTTGGAACGAAGCGTTTCGTTCAGTGGGAACAGTTATATCAAGTAGGGTTACTGTTCCCACTATTTTTTGCAAGAGCTTTCTCGGTATTTTTTGCGATAGCTTTTAAGGTTTCTTGCGGCGTTTCTTCTTGTTGAACTAGGATACCTAGTTCGAGAAGTTTTTTTACATTACCTTCTGAGCGGTCAGAAATGGCTTTTAAGAAGTTTTGAGGATCATGGCCAAAGTGTTGTCTAGCCTTGGCCGGAAGGCTGTTAAAGCTCGATTTGGCGTCTTTAACAATTTGTTGCGCAGTAGCGAAGTCAACTACGCGTGCGTCGCCATATTGGGGCGGTACGGTGCGAATAGTTGGAAGTTGTCCGGTGCGATTAAATCGCTCCATTATTTTGTTGATGTCTACGTTGTCTTTTTCAGACTGACGAGTACGAGATTTTTGACCTGATTGGTCAAGTTGAGAGCCTTGTGGTGCGTTGAAACGTGTGTAAAATTTCATAATTTTCCTTTAGTGAGGTTTGGTTAAAAATTTGAATCCTTTATCTACCCAGCCGCCATCTTTAATGCCTTTGCCGTCTTTGATAAGTGGTTCAGAATTTTTTTTAGTGTCTTTTGCAGATGCGTCGAATCGGTTCATTAGGCTTTTTATGCCTTTTGTGATTCTGCCTGATATATCAGCTTCGAGTTCTGCCCTTGGGACACCTTTCTTTTTGAGTTTGGTGTCTACATTTTTGTTTTCTGCTTCAGCGGCAGCCTTTACGGCGTTTGCGCTGTTAAGTTGAACGGTAGATTCGTTCACTGCTTGTTGTTGTTCAAGGGCAGTTTGTTGTTGTCGAAGACCACCGATACCGGTGGTTGCTTTTAATGCGAATTCGCCGAGTCCGGCTTTTGATTCAGATTGAATTGTGGCTTGAGCGCCTGATGGGGCTGATGCTCCTCCTTGCATGTATGCGAGTGTAGGGTTAAGTCCAGCTTTGCGCATGTCATCCATTGCGCGCTGATAAGCAGTTGAAGACATTCTTTCTTGAAATTCCCTATTTAATCGTGCTTCGTCTCTGTTGGCTTTGTTTGCTACAGCGGCAGCTCGAGCGTCTCCGATTCCGGGAATTATATCAAGGACGGAACCGCCTGAGGCGGCTCCGTATGGGTCAACTACTGCTTTAAAGGCGTCGTCGAGAAAGCCCATTTTTATTCCTTAGAAATGATCGACAAGTCCTGGTACAGCGTACACAGGCATAGGTCGAGTTGATTGATAGTCCATCCATACGTCGAGAATAATATGCGGTTCGTTTTCAACTGCAATTACTCGATCGATTGGTGGGTTTTCTACAATGAATGAATCATTGAGAAGTGGTAGTGATGCGAAATCTTGAGCTAAATGCCACATATCTAGTGGGGTGGCGTAGCTTGAACGGAATGCTCCGTGAATTTCGTTTGGTTTATAGCGATACTCTGCGTGTCTTTCTTGGTAGCCGAAGACTTCTTCGTCTACTGAGGTTCCTTGGGCATAAATTTCTTTGTTAAGAATGGCTTGTTCACCAAGGTGAGAAAGAGCGGGCCAGAAGTAATCGAAACGTGTTGAGCGAGACCATAGGCGATTAAGGCCTTGTTGGTAATTAAGGTCTGCTCTGAGTGAGACCAGTCCAATGACGTATCCATGTTCAGTGAAAGAATGTGTGAAGCCACTTCCTGAATCAGAGACCATCGCATAGGCAGAGAGATTTCCTTGTGGAGTAGTTGCATCCGTGGATGAAGTCTGGGGTACAACTGTGGATGTGATTTTCTTAGTATTACCACCGAGGTACTCAGGGCGTTGTAAGCGAAAATCTGGGCTGGTGACGTTGAAGTGAACTTTGAGTATTTCGACATAACGGGTTCCTCCGCGAGCATCGCGTTCGTACATGCGTTGGACTTGGAATGCAAGTCTAAGTTGGTTGATAGTTGCGGCGGTTGCCTCTGATAAGTCGGCGCGAATGTTTGGATAGCCGGTTGTGCCGTCTTGTTGAACAAACATTTGAGTTGCATTTGTTGTTCCGTCAATAGATTTGCCGGTTGCATAGGTTGCATCTTCGCCGTTTGATTCGCGAAGAGTAAGACCTGATGTGTTTGTATATGTTCCGTCGCGCATTCCGAGACCTAATACAGGTGCGGATGTTCCTAGCGGAAGGTTAACGGCAGGGCCTTTTTGAGGAAGTGGTGATGCGGAAGTAAAGTAGTCTTTTCTTTTTCCGCGTGGAAGTAGTGTGTACGTGTTAGCTGGATCAGCTGAATCGCCTGTTAGTACAGTTACAGAGTCTTGAAGATTTTGATCTCTGTACCATTCGTTCCATATTAGATTATAGGCACGAAGTGGAAGTGAGGTGTGGGGCAGGTCTGGAACTTGTGGTGGTATTCCCATGTGATCATAGATTGTAAGGTGGTCATATCCGGTAGTAGCCGGAGATTGCATCTTTGGTACAATGTAGTCTGTTGTGTCGTCTGGGTTGGCTTGAGCGCCATTGAATTTTTCCCAGTTTTCCCAGACTAGACGTGTTGGTACAAAGAAGTAGTGTGTGTCTAGATATAAGTTGTCCATAAATGGGACAATTGGTGTGGCTAGTCGACCGAATAAGTGGTCTTGTAGCTTGTGTGTGTCTCCTGGAAGAATTTCGTCGACAAGAATTGGAATTAGTTTTCCGGCGTTGAATGTTGTTTTTACGCCGTGAGATCTATCGAATGTAGATCTTTGAATTTCTGCTTCGGGGATCTCAGAGAAATGACTGAGTGTTTTAGTGTTCGAGGACATTAAGACTCCTTTTTGAGTAAGCGCTGCAATTTTTTATTGAGCTTGTGAAGTGTGTTTATTATTTCCCTAATTTTTTTTTGGCGCAAGCGGGATCTGTATGCCCGTTGGCGTTT